CGCGGCCATGTGCAATAATGTTTGCAACAATCGATAGTCTTTGCACCTTATCCGCTTTCCCTGGGTTGTAAGCTCGCACTGGTAGATGCGCCCTTTGCATATCTTGTACGAGACTGATTCCAGCTGCCTTGTCTTCGACAAGTATGAGATCAACGCGCTTACCCTTGACAAATTCGCCTGTGTCATTCTCACTGTCAGCTCCATAGCTTACCTCGTATTCCTCTCTTACCTTCTTGCGCAAGTCAGGGTATTGCATATGATCCTGCCACGCGTCTATCAACATCACTGACATCGGTCCGTCCATTGGCTTAAACAATCCAAACACTAAGCAAGCTGTCGGATCGTTGATCGTCTTCTCAGTGTAAGCACAATCATAGCTTTGTATGATGTACTCGAACTTAGGAAACGCTTTACCATGTGGCCAGAGCTTAAACATGTTACGTTTAACTATGCCGCCTTCTTCTGGATCGATCAGCTCAGCATAGATCTCTTGTCGGCCTAGCTTCGTTCCTTCGTACTGTAGGATCTGTTGCTGGAAGCTTGGTGCTAAGTTAGCAATGTTCGCGTATGTTGACGCGGTAGTCATTACAACTTCACCTGAGCCATCCTGCGCTCGTCCTACTAAATCTACTACTAAGTCTTTAGGTCGTGGCGTTGTTGACGCTATGATCCTTGTCTGCTGTCCTAGCCGCACTGATAACATGATCATGTCCCAGGCGTCTTGTAAGTAATCCCATGCTGCTAACTCGTCTAACCACGCGCCGTGATATTGTCCACCTCGGAAGCGATCAGGTTCTGATGCTGAGATACCCTTGATCAATGATCCGTTAGTCAGCTTAATCTCAAGCAGCGACTTGTTATACTCTGCGATCATCTCGGCTGGCATGATCGTCAATAAGCCTGAGTCACCTTCAAAGCACGTTCCACGCACGTCCATTGCAGTTGGTGCTGACACTAGCCAGCGTGTCTTCGGTTGACTGTATGCCCACCAAGCTATCTGCTCGGCTGCCGTTCTTGTCTTACCTGCACCTCGACCACCAAGCAGTAACCAGATCGCCCAGTCACCAGGTGGCAGCACTTGATGCTTATGTGCTTTCATTAGCCAGTTCATGCGCCACACGTAAGCCTTTTGCTTATCTAGCGGCATTGATGCGAACTGTCGTTTAGTATCCGCGTCTTTAAGTACGGATGCTAAGTTGTTCATGTCTTGCGCTGAACTTCGCCAGTGCTTTTATTCAACTCGTATTCGTGAGCTGCATCAAAGTTAGCGCCTGTGTAAATCTTGTCTGCATCCACGCACGGTGCTTTATCTAATCTTGTGAGTAGCTCGTCATTATCTTTAACGCAATCAGTTAAGTGCTTAACGAGATCATTCAGCGTCATATGCTTATGTGCGTGACCAAGAGCGCATAACAAACAATCTTTTACGTCGCAGTTGTTATTCATCTTCGTTTTGTCTGGTAAGTTCTAAGTTGTCTACAATCGCATCAAACAATGCAGTGACTTCCATCTTTACTGGCTCGCCGTCCTTCACGCCTTCAACACCAATGCGGTCACCATACTTCTGCGGCTTCAACTTGGACGCGATCCACTTGCGTGTGTCTGTCTTATGCTTGATCCATGACACGTAACCGTTATCGACGCGTTTGTTACCTTTGTCATCAAACAGATACATCGGCTCTTCGTCCGCGATCTTCTGGATTTCGTCTGCCAACGTGTCAGCTTGGTCCTCGCGTGCGCGCGTGTAAAGGTCGCGAAAATCAGGGCGATCCAACAGCCACTCGTACACCGTCGACTTGTGCGGATATCCGTCCTCTTTCGTGATCGATGCTAGCGATTCACCATTACTGATTCTATCGCATATATCGATGGCAAGCTCTCTCGTATATTTAGATGGCCTACCGTTCTTCTTTACTGATTCACTCATAGCAGCCAATAGTAATCGTGAATTAGCTAAATGTATACAAGTAAATGATATTTTGTTACTAGAGTTTATTGTTTGAAGTTCTTCCGCGAAAATTTTATTTCATTGCGCGAAAATAACCTGCTAGGTTTTTGGTAGGTTTCGTTTGGGTTTCTTGTGGGTTTTATATAATTCTATTTCAACTTGAATGATTGCTACCAGCACCATTAGTAACAACAAAACTAATGGCACCAGCAACAAGATCATGTCTAAGTGATCTATATGAGATATTAACAGATTAACGATTGAATGCAAGTTATCTACCGTGATGTTTGTTTACTAAGTGATTGATCAACATAAACACGCCAATCACAACAATAGCTATCTTAGCAAATTTAATCATCTTTGGATGCGTGTACTTATACATCTTCATGCGATCCCAGATGCTATGCATCGTCTTCCACTTACCAAAATGCAATATGTCTTTAATCATTTTGATCCCCAGATGTTGATTGTTTTGCCAGTAAAGATGTCAACAACTTCTTCGTCTGGGCCGAATGATGCTTGCATCTCAAATAACTCTTCATCAGAGTAACCGTGCTTAGCACGGCTCTCGATGTATTGTTTTAAGAATTCTAAGTCGTTTTGTTCCATGTTAGTCTCTCCTGTTTGATAAAATAAAGTCATCAATTTTGTCTAGCTCTTCTTTAAAAAAAGCAAGCAACTGCTCGAAACATCTAAGTTCTTTCATCGTGTTACGGTCATCATCGATTCTGTACTGAGCTGCTTCAATGAAGTAACGGCATAAATCTTTAGTGCTGTAACCGTTTAAATCTTCTAAAGTCTTGCCTACCCATCCTATAACGTCTTCAACTAGAATGTGAAGCTCGTCAGCCGAGTCTTTCGGTATCTCGGCTGATATTTGATTAATAAATTCTTCTGAGTTAAACATTATTCACCATCTCTTTGAATGTAGTAGTCAGGAAGAAAGTCGTCTTCCAAGCTGTCATATACTTGCACAAGGTCACCACGTTCTGTGGACCATGTATTTGGATGCCATGGGTTTTCTGATGTAGTCATAGCTAATTCTCCACCTAAACCAAACAATCTAACTATATATCTTTTTGCTGCCATTTTACTGTCTCCTTAGAGTTATGCGGATCAATGTGTCCGTAGATGTAATATTGAATTAAAATGGACTGAATTGCAATACTTTAATGTAAATATTTTCAATTATTTTTATATAGCTGGCACGGATATTGCTATCAAAAAAAAGGGCCATTTAAGGCCCTAATTCTTATTTTCCCCCTACTTTGACTATAACTATCTTATCTATCTTTTTAAGGGCTTCTATAAGCTCTGGAAGCGTTGGCTGGGCCATATTAAAACCCTCCATATAAGAAGTTAGGTATCTCAGCGTGGCCCTTGCGCATTGAGTGAGTTACGTGCTGCCATTTACCGTCTACGAACGCTTCAATGATCTCGGATGCATAGATGCTGCCAATCTCTTTGAATATGCCGTCTACTTCAGCCATGCGAATGTTACCGCGTCTGTTGTCCATCATCACAGCACACCAACCACTTTTAAGTTTGATTGGCATGCCCTTCTTAATATCTTTAGTTGAAATCATAGTATTACCTCCCCGTGTGGTGAATATATTTGCTTGCGTGAATCTTCGTCGTAATCTTCTACTTTAAATACTTTAACTATAAGCTTGTCTTTATCTGCTGATATTTCATATCTATACTCAAGGTCGCCGTGTTCTTCGTGGCCATAAGTAAGATATACGTCACCGCCTGCTTGAGTCTTATTTGCTGCGATGAATGCTGCTGCGAACTCTGATGCATCGAATCGTGGAAGTTCCCAGGCATAAGCTTTAGCGGCCTTGATAAAGCCGTAAGCTCCAAAGCCGCCGCCCTCACCTTCAGGATAACCATCGTAGTGCTTGTAAACGCTGTATGAACCGCTCTCATCTTTGAATGTATAAACTGCTCTTGTTCCCATATTAGTCTCCTTAGTTTTTATAGATTAAAATTGTGCCGCCGTCATACCACTCACAATGCCAGCCGCGTGCGTTAAGGTATGCATACAACTCAGGATGAATACCCATCTCAAAGTCACGGCGATAG